CCAACCATATCAGCCAGTTCCTCTGGGTTTGCACGCAGAAAGTTTTGACCTTCAGTCATGGCATCCATCACAGCCGACTTGCCTGACCAGTAATTTCTAGCAATCCGGTAAGTGGGATTGGCATCATCAAGCAGTTCGAGAAATGCTCTGCGTGTCCCAGCCACAGCACTTGAGTAATCTTTACCAGCATTGCTAGCAATGCCGCGTGAAGCAAAAGCCTCATCGTCCAAGCCACGTTTGACATAATGCAAAAATCTAGTTGGCAGCGTGCGAACAACACTGCCTCGTGGGCCAATCAGTTTGCCATTGGTGCCGACATTAAATTTAGGCAGATTGACGCCTTCCTCTGCCGCAATATTGTATGCGCGATCTAAAGCACTTCGTGCCGCTGGACGGCTAAATATCTTTTCGAGATCGCCACTGATACGCACATTTTTGCGGTAAGCACGCGCATAGAGTTTGTCGCCCGTCGTTTTGCGTGCTGTTTGTAGCGCTTTAAACTCATCAAAGAATGATGCACGACTGCCAAAAGCATCTTGCAAATCAGTTGATAAACGGCCCAAAACGCCTTGGTCACGCAAGCGTAAAAACCGCTGTGCTGCGCCCTTGCCTGGCCCAGGCAGGACGTTGACAGCATCAAGCAGTGCCTGACTGTTTGGCCCCAGGTCAGCCAGCGTGTAAGGCTTGCCAGTCGTGTTTTTGTTCAGCACGTACAGCACAGCTTCTTCAACTGACTGCGCGTCATTCTCAAGTGCTTCTTTTAGAAGTTCACGCGCTTGCTGATTGGCAAGTGTTTTCGGCCCCCGTAACATGCGCCCCACGCTGCCAGCCAAATTTGCGACAGGACGTGATGCCAACTCCACCGCTGGCCCTGTAACGCCGCCAACGGCCATGCCAACGCCGGTATCAGGCAATCTTTCCGCAACAGAGCCTTCACTGCCGCCAAATCCAAAAGCGCCGCCATATGCCATGCCGGGCAAGATTTGTCCTGTCACACCTCTCGCAGCCCCACCGCGTGTTAGGTAGACGTTGCCAGCGGTGCCTGCTAATTGCTCCACCGTAGACATTACAGGTCTTTCTGGGTTGGATTCCTCAAGCTGGGCGCGTTCTATGTCTATGCCCGCGTCAGTGGGGATGCCAGTTATTTTGCCACGCAGCCAGCCAACGATTTCATCGCTGGTGTTGAATGTCAGACCTTGCAAAAAATTGCTGACTGTTGGGCTGGTCCATGCTCCAGACTCAATGGCATCCAACAACTCTTGCCCTTTAGGAGGCAGTCTGTTGTCAAACTTTGCGTCTTTGAGCGCCGCCGCTGTTTCATTTAAACTATCAAGCGCAGATTTACGTTCAGCCATCTGATTTCACCTTAATCTGTTGGGGGTGAGATAAAGCCTTGATTGACAAGCGAATCAAAAGTGCTGTTGTTTGCCGTGGGGCTTGGAGGTTCTTCGCCTGTGATGCTTTGATATTCTGCTACTAATGCTTGCCCACCCTGCGTGAATACGGGATGAGTATTTCTGACTTCTGTTAAAAATTTCTGTAGCCGCGAGTAGCCAGATAACCCCTCTTGGTCCAGCGTTGGGTTTTTACTGATGAAGTCATTTGCGGCTTCATTCAGAATGATTTCACGACGTTGTGACAGCTTCAGCGCCTTTAACAGCAGCCGGTTGCCTTCAATACTCTTTGATAAAGTTGGTGACGCCGTAACAAAAAACGCCAAGTCTTTGTCTGTCGGGTTAGAGCCAAGTTGTTTTACCAGAGGCCCGATTAGTGCATTGGCGTTAGCCGTGAACGCTTCAGCGCCTGCAATTTCTTTGACTTGATATTCTGGGTTAAACAACTGCCCAACACGACGCATCCCGGTCAAAAACTCCTCACCAAAACCAGTTTCAACACCGGCATCAAGCAAGTCCAGCATTTGATCAACACGGCCCAAAGTTTGTTGTGCCGAACTTGCCGACTCACTGATTTTACCAACAAGATCAACAGTAGCCTTTGAGCCTGGCGCGTTAGTCATGTTTATGTTTGTGGTGCGGTCAGGGGCTGCGGATTTTTTAATAAATTCATTATATTCGGGCGACCCTACTACAAAACCCATAGCCTCTGCGTTTTTCTGTGCAGATGTTCTTCCATCGGGAGCCGCACGCCGTTGCGTAAGGCCACTGATGGAGGTGCTTTCTGGGCCTATCAAGGGCTGTGTTGTTGTTTGAACAAATGCCATATCGCCTTGGTCAACGATTTCAGACTTTGTAGTCGGCTGCAACATAGACGCCATTATTGCAGGCTCAAATGATCCAGGTGCAGCCTGCACTGCCGCCCTGACTTGCGGCGATACATTTTCTGGCAACATGCCCATCAACGCTTCTGTTGCTGCCGTTTCGCGCTGTGCTTGGCCCTCTAGGGCTTCGCGTTGGAGAAACGCGCCAACAAGAGAACTGGACAGCCTGCCTAGCCCTTGCAGAGGCGTTCTGACAGGTGCTGTGCTGGCACCTTGGCCCATCAGTGTTTGACCCAGTATGCGGCGCGGATCAGATTGAAATGACGGGTTCAGTCTTTGAAACTGAAACGTCGGCATTGCGCGTTGTCTAAGTGCCATCTATTACCCCTATGCGAGCAAGTATGCTGAACCAAGATTGCCAGCCAATCCAAACAAGCCGCCAAGATTTGCTGAACGGTTTTGCATCGCCTGATTATAGGCGTTCTGCTGTGCAGCCATCTGTGCGCCAAACGCGCCCTGCGTATCAATGCCGCCAGGTGCAAAGAAGCTGCCCTGCTGTATTTGTGGGCCACCCAACAGTGCTGCCAGTTCGTTGAAGTTCTGACCGCGCAGCGCATTTCGTTCTGCAATGTCGCGACTGCGTGCTTGGTTAGCGATCTGGTTAGACAGCAGTTGATTGGCCACAGTGTCTTGGCGTGCAGCGTTAGCAAGCTGTGCATTTGCCGCTGCCTGGCTAAATCCTTGGCCTTGTGCCGCCAGTCCGAACTCACCGCCAGCCGCACGCTCACCAAACTGTTGCGCTCTGATGTTGCGCGCTTGGTTGACCAGCCGGTCAGATTCCTGCCCTGCCGTCAGTGTGGCCTGCTGTGCCAGCCGCCCTAGCTGTTCACCTTGCTGTGTCTCCAGACGGTTCACAGCGTCGTTGTAGCCTTGTGATGTGATCGGAATGCCGCGATCAGCCAGGTTCTGTTCAAGCGCCTCACGCTGCTGCGTAAACTCTGGCTGCAACAGCCCTAGCTGCCGGTTGAACAGTGTTTGCTCAATGTTACTGCGGAACGCCTCTGGATCGCTCTGTAAGGCCGTTAGACCCTCTGTGCTGATGCTTGTCGGCATGGGCGTGGTGGTGCTGATCTGGCTTTGGAATGCAGGCAGGCCAGTAGTCGGGTCAATGTCTTGTGCCTGCTGAACGCCAGCCAGTGTCGGCGCAGTTCTAAACGGGTTCTGAAAATCAGGATCGTCAGCAAAAATTGGCGATCCATCAGCGTTCTGACCAACCACTTGTCGGCCTGTGACACGGTTGAATGCCAGATTGCCAAGGCCCAGCCCAGTGCCTTCAGTGGCCGCACGCATCTGCGCCTGAAAAGGCGTTTCTTGTGTGAATGCTGCCGCCTGCCCGTCTTCTGGTACTGCACCCTGAACGAACTGACCTTGGTCGCCTACGGAGCCGAACAACAGGTTGCCATACGGCGTAAACTGCGTGATGCGGTTTGCGTTTGCCTGGGCGTTTATCAGTTCGTTTGGATCAGGAACTGGTGGTGGTGAAGGCGCTGACTTGCCCATTACTTTGACCCTTTATCCATTTACATTCGTCCTTCAACATGCCCCACAAGATGCCATCATCTGGCCCATGCAGATGCCGCAGCCTGCCCTCTTGCACAAAGCCAAGCTGCTTGTTCATTTTCATTGCCTTGTCGTTGGCCTCACTGCACTGCACCAGTAGCCGGTGCGCCCCGACTTGCTTGAACGGATACGCAAACAGCGTGTGCAGGACAGATCGGGACGCCCAGCGCCGGGAGGATGCAGCTATTGACGCCTCGATCTGCCCTTCTCTCAAGTCATGGTAAATCGCGGCGCAGATGATCTGGTCATCACGCTGCACGCCAATCGCCACGCTTGGCCCAAACTGATCAATGCCAATGCGCTTTGCCGCCCATGATTTTAGATAATCGTCTGCACCAAAAATGATGCGGTTCACTTGCGGCTGTCCTTGATGGCCTCAAGTGCATCGTAAATGTTTGGCGGTTGCGGTTGATCAATTTGCCACTGGCACAAAAATTCCTTGGGCCGGAACTCACGCGGCGCAAAAACAAGCAATTCTTGTGTGTTGTAAGCGCCTTTGTATACGCAGGCCACGGTGCCATCCTTTTCTATCTTCATGCACTTAGTGAGGCGGCAGACCGTCAAGTCATTAGCGGCTTGGGCCTGTGCCGTATGCGCCTTGAGCAGCAGAATGAAGGCTGTCAATGCTGCTAGCCCTACACCGGCAACGAGTATCCAAGCCACGATTTCCACAAACTTGCGACGGCGCTGGCGCTGGCGATACAGTGTTTCTTTGCGGCGCTTTCTGATGGAAACCTCCATTGCGACCAGCTCGTCCCACTTGGATTTGCCCATTGTCAGCGATATCCACTGCTGCAATTCGTAACGCATTTGCTGCGCCTTCTGCTTGTTTGCGAAAGCAGTCATCGCTTCCTGTTCGACAGACTGGCCAGCAAACAATTTCTTAAATATCGGCGGGTTCTTCGCTTCCTTTTCCAGCATGTCAAGGTCACTCAGTGCGCCCATCCAGCGCCCTAAATCGGATGCCATGCTTTCAATATCACGCCCGATACTGATGCCCTTTTTGACAGCGTTAAAGGCAGCCGTGGCGGTTGCCATCGCACTAATAGGGTCCATCAATACAGCCTTTCGCCAGAACCCTCCCGCAGTTCTTTGGGCAAACAATATGCCGTGATTTTCTCAGTCCCAGGTCGCGTGTAACCGTAGTTGCCGTACACATTGACGATGCGCGCGGCGTACCATTGGCAATCAACGAGACTGCGAAAAATCATTTTGTCTGAATGTAGTTTTTCGTTATCGCCCAGCCCGATGAACACCATCAGGACAAAGACTGTGATCACTGGCTGACTATTATTCCGATCAGCAGGATGATTGTCGTGCCAGCAGTGCCAATCATAATGTGTTCGATGCGCTTAATGCGGAGGATGGTTTCCTTCCAGCGTTCAGAGCAGACAGCTTCGTGAGTATCCACTTGTGCTTGGACAGATGTGACCGTGGGCTTGCTCATCAGTCAGCATCCGCAATGGTCAGCAAGCCTTCCGACTGCGAACCAATCAGTGCGGCGAGTTCTGCTGCCTTACTCATGCGAGTTCCCCTTGTATCTCGAAACATTGGTAGTTCGCATCCATTGCCCCCGGATAACACGCCATCGCTGTTGAGCCTGTTGCAAAGCCGGTGCTTCTAGGGCATAGCCGCCAATCTGAAGTTCCCACCAGTTCTCCACTGGCTGTGGGGATGCTGTAGACTGCATTTGCGAATGTTGACGAATACGAAGGCGTTGAAAAACCCGTGCCTTGATCCGAAATGCTGCTCACGTTTAGGCTGTCATTCACCGCTGTTGAACTTATGGATGTGAAGTTCGCCCACGCTTTTGCACTACCTTGTGAAACATACGTCAGAGCCACGCTGTTGTTCCCAGAGGCATCCTTCAGGGTGTTTACTCTCAGTTCACTGGCCATTATGCGAGGTCTCCTTCAATACTTGCATTTAGATACTGAGCATCTTTAGCAGTAGTGTTGGACTGCATTGAATACGATTGATAGTGACTTGTTGCATTTACATCATTAAGCGATTGCCAAAAACAATCTCCATCACTGCTGTTTCTAACGCCACCGATACAAGTATAATTAGCACTCGACATACTGTTGGTTAAATTGTTTCTCACATATCCCGTTCCAACATCAGTAATGCTTGCAACATTGAATGTGTCTCTTACTGCAATCGTACCTGTACCATTAACCAGAGACCACGACTTCGCCAGCCCCTGCTGCAAATTCGTTGTGGTCGAGTTGCCCTCGCCTGTCACCGCAATAGAGCCAGCCGTGGATACCCCTGTGATTGTATCGACTTTGAGTATGCTTGCCATTATGCGAGGTCTCCGTGAATTGTGCAGTAGACAGCTTTGTAATCTTGCGCTGCGCCATTGCTGCTTCCAGTCGAGCCATAAGCTGTTCCAACAGACACATCAGAAGCAGACAAGGCTCTAAAATTAGTAACCCCGCCTATAGTTGCTTGTGCGCCGCCTCTAGTGCCATCAGCATCTACACTACTGGCGTTAGTCGTATTCCACGCATTTGCGAAAGCGGCCTTGTCTGTTGAACTACCGAAAGAATTAGTAAAGCTAAAAAAATGATTTCCTGTTGATTGGTCAGTAATACTCGACTGATTAAATGAGCCAGAAACAGAATCTGCTACAGCATCATAGGCTGTCCAAAACTTAGCAGCATCTTGCTTCGTCAGCGCAACCGGACCACTCCCCGCCTTGTCAGCAATCGTGTCTACATTCAATACGCTGGTCATACGATGCTCCAATATCCGTTAACAGTGACGGTGGCACTCTGCGTGATCGGCCCTGCCGACACACCGTTCTCATCGTTGTCAATCGTGATGTCTGCGCTGATGGTCTGACCATTCAAGCGGATGATGCTGTTGTTACCCTTGAATGGGTAGCGTGTGTCTGCCTCAGTCTTTGTGTAGGCATTGTTCACAGAAAACACATCGTACACAACCATCTCAACTGTATCATTCAGGCTGGCCCCAGTTACCAACACAACCGTCGTGCCTGTCGTAGCTGTGTAGTCAGTGCCGGGTACAAGAAGCACACCGTTCTGGTACACATCCATGTAGAGGCTGTCTGAGTAGTTCAGGACACCGCTGCTGGCATCACTGCCACTGAAGGATGTCTGACCGGCAGTGGCCTGATACTGGTAGCGGTTACGAACACCGGCTGATGGGGATTTACCTATGTATGGCATTATGCGTCCTCTAGTGCTGTGACACGAGTAATCAAATCAGCGACCTTAGCTTTTTCAGCATCAAGGTCTGTCTTCAATTCTTGAATTGCCATAGTGAGCAAGGCTGTGAGTTTGTCGTACTCAATAGAAATGTCAATTTCTTCAGTATCGGTTTCGACATCTGTAATCCAACTTTTCGGCCCACGCATTACGACTTCGGGAACTACCGACGCCATTTCATCAGCAATAAATCCGATTTCAAAAACAGTGTTTTCGCCACGTTTAAATTTGCGTGGAGTAAGGGCGACAACCTCATCAAGACCTATATGCAAATCAGCGATTTCAGATTTGGAAATTCTGGCTGAAGTGTCTTTGTGTAATTCATTGTTACCGTTAATCTTCACGTTAGCCATAGCCGATGCAGAGCCGGACATCCCGTCCATAAAAATGCTGCCATCGTTGGCAATAACTACACGCTGTGTCAGTGAGTCGCCAGACGTAGGTGATGTCGCAAAAATAAGATTGCCGCCATATCCACTGCCAGCGTTGTCGTTTTTGACAATGATTGACGCCGTTGCACTTGTAAGTGATGTGCCAAAATCAATTGCAGTGGCGTTTCCTGCAACGTACCCGGTGTCAGTGTTTTGAAGCTGAAGTATTGTGTTGCGATTTGTTACGCCAGACAGTGCGGGGTTTGATGCCTTGTCGGCTTCAATTTTCCCATTGGTGTTGATACGCATACGTTCTGCGCCGCCAACATCAAATGTCAGGGGTACATAAGCCCCACTACTGCTGTACGTTGCATTAAAGCCAGCAGCACTGCCGGTGTGAAACATGCGTAGTACACTGTCATTTGCACTAGCCTCAACACCCATACCTTGTGTTGTGCCTGTACCAGACTGTTTAATTTTGGTTCGGAAAGTGCCGGGGCTGCTTGTGCCGATGCCTACATTTTCTGACGAATCAATCGTGATGGCGGTGGCATCACTAGAATTGGAAATGCCAGTAATGCCTTCTTTGCCAACCTTAGTTAATGCCATTGCCTATGTTCCCTATGCGTATGGGCTGTCGCCAAGTACGCTTGTATCCCAAGCTGCCTTGAGTTTAGCGATTGTGTCTGCGTTAGTGATTGCAGATGCAGCAGGTGCATCACGCAGCTTGCCTTTCTTGGTCACTGATGCTGCCTTTGCGTCGGCATCGTCAGCCTCAAGTGCCTTCATGTACACTACGTCCTCTGCATCAAGCAGTGGCGCACGCACTTCACGGATTTTGTCCTTAAAGATTGCTTTGGCTGCATCCATGTCCTCAGAGATAACGCTGCCACTCAATGACCATGCACCACGAAAGTGACGGTCAGATGGAACGGTAGCAGTGGAAGCGTCAATCTGGTTCCCGTCCTTGTCTACGATGTATGTTGTTGCCATTAGATTTCCTTTCTAAGCGGCCTGTTCAGTGGCGTTGATGTCGTCCTTAATCTTCCAAGCGTTGCGCCACTCTCTAGTGCCAGGAAGCTGTTCTTTGCGGCAGATAACCATCTTTGGTTTGTTGCCTTCATTCCAAGACCGCCATACAGACTGTGGGCAGTCCTTCATAATTAAATATTCTACGGCTTGCTCTTCGGTCATCGCCTCGACAGGCTTAGTGTTGTGCAACAGATAGCCACGAGTGTGCTTCTTGAAGTCAGGCTTTGCTTCGTCTTTGGCTAGTTCCCAGTACACTTCGACAGGTGGCAGGATACCGCCCTGTAGCGCACACGCCATCCAGTTAGGGTCAGGAACCAGTATCTTTGCACATTCATCAATGCTGTCCTCATAGACAACCCGATAGTCTGACTGCACACCCTCAAGGTTCTCTTTGGCCCAGCAGAGCCTATCCCATAGATGTGTGCCTTGAAACTCTGGGGTCACTGTCATGCGAGGTCTCCGTGTGCTGAGAACTGACAATTTACTTCGTCATTATTTGTTATCCCGCCACTTGTGTCAGAGGGAAACCCAGTTGTTAAAGCAACACTGCTTGTTGCAAAATCACTGCAACAATTACATCTAGGTCTTTCATTGGTAGGAGAAGCATTAAATGCAGCAACATAATCATCATTTGACATGCTATTAGACATAGAAACAGTATATGTTCCAGTTCCATTATCTGTCAGTGCTGAAGTGTTTAGGCTATCGTTTGTAGACACTGTGCCAGTACCGTTAAAACTCATCCACGCCTTCGCACTACCATTCACAACAAAATTCGTAGCCAGCGAACCCGCAGTCGAGTGCGTCAGGGTATCTGCTTTGAGTGTACCGAATGCCATTATGCACCTCCCATACGGAAACCTGATATAAACGTGCGTGACCGTGATGTGCTGATTTGATTGATGAGAGTTGTGCCACCGCTAGACCTGTCAGCATAGAGGGTCACATCAGCGTAATCTCCTGATGTTGTGAGGGGTATGACAACACTGAACCACAAGTGTGCGTCTGTGGTTGATGCCACGGCATTAACCACTTTAGAAGAGTTGCTATTTTCTATGTAAACAGAGCCATTTTTTCGCAGACGTATAAACATATCCTCAATATTATTTGAGCCTGTCGCAAGAAGATGACAAGAAATATGATAATACCCCAGCGTGTTGGCATCGACTGTTAGCCGATAATTGCTGGTATCCCAAATGCCGCCAATATCAAAATCTTCATTATCAAACTGAACAACAGTTTCAGTGGCGTCACTTAGTGTCTGGTCTGCGGACAGTTCTGCAAAGAATGTGGGTGTGCGATTTGGCAAGAACAGACCTGTGCCATCAGGGTCAATGACAAGGTTGTTGTTAGTCGCAAGGCTACTGACTTTGTTTGTCTTTACTTCACTCATGCGAGGTCTCCGAATCTAGCAGTTGAATACTGCTCATCTCTGTATCCCGTGGCATTCTGATAAATAGCAGTGCGACTTGCTGACGTAGTATACGTTGTCATGTTTGTCGCAAACATCATCTGAATGTTTGTGCTACCGCCGGGAGAAGCTACGGAAGAGTAAGTGGCGGCACCGAAAGCATTCGTAAAATTATCCTCAAACAAACCTGTACCTGCATCGGTAAGACTTGATACGTTGAGGCTTGAAGAAATGGTGTTAGGGTCTACACGAGAATATGCCTTTGCTGCTTCCTGCTTCGTCAGCGTAGCCGCACCGCCGCCTGTACTCTGGATGGTATCTGCCTTCAATACACTCATAGCGTCACCAATGTTCCACCGCTTTCAACGGTCAGTGTCACGCCACTGGCTACAGTAAACGGGCCAGTCACGTTTGCGTTCTCAGTTGCAAGGATGGTTGTGTTGGCAGTCAACGACTGTGCGTTGGTACGGAACAAGCCACCACCCTTGAAGTTGCCCTTGTTCT